ATTTCTTCCTTTTCCTGCCGTTATCGGTTCTAGGACATTCAACTCGGCTTACGCTTATGAGTTGTGCTTTTGCTCCCACTTCAGTTGATCTAGGTGTTTTTTCTCGAACTTCCCATGCTCTGATGGAAAAGAACCAGACCACCCTTCTAACTTAAAGTTTGGAGCAGACAAAGTGCGGTTGGCTGTTTCTCCGCACTCACACTTAAAACCTGTTGTCTCATAATCAACAAGTCTTTCGGTTTTATGCCCGTTTGCACAGGCAAAATCAAACATTCTTTTCATTCAATTCCTCGTAGGCTCGTTCGCTGACCTCTTTCAAGGTTTTCAGCCAAGTCAAGATGGAAAGTTCACCTTTTTTGAACATCAAGGTCTTTTCATCAGGAATAACGCTTAGATTATTGAGTGACTCTATCATAATGTCAATATCTATGCACAAATCCTTCCAACCCTCCATCCCCATCATTTCAAATCGGGATTCGTAATACTTTTGCAGTTCAGGGGTCAACTTGTCTCCTCATCTGCTGGCAATGGTGTGTTGCCCTCTGCAAGCCACTCAAGGTATTCTGGTGTAGTTACAAGGCATGACTGTTGTCTTCCATCAGGAAATTCACGCCATACAACATCAATTTCTTGCCCCAAAACACGTTTTGTTAATTTCCAAATTGGTTCATTCATAATTCACATCCATCAAAGTAAATATAACCACTTGAATTTATTTCCATTTCTGCCGCCTGTCCTGATGTAAATGGTGAAGTTGCCGTAGTTCCTAAAATCCTTGCGGCTTTTGTAGAAGAAACCGTTGAAAATACCAATGTAGAAAAGGCCGTGTTAGCAACCAACCCATCAACACCACCAGTAAAATTTGCGGCGGCAGAAACAGTTATACCTGTTGGCTTTACCCTTGTTGTAACTGGAAAAATTACTGTTGCGTAAATTTGATTTGTACCACTAACAGCGGCGGCTGGAAGCCTCCAATTGCTAGTGCCACTATCAGCACGATATGCTGGTAGATAGCGTTGGCAAAGTTGTAGTTCTGTGGTGTATGGTCTATAGTCAAAACTCGTTGCTGTCGAGCCTTTTTCTAGCTGTACGCCTGTTATGTAGAAAGTTGCGGCGGCAGTAGCAACTACATTTGTTGCCCCAGTTGCAGAATTGTAGTTTGTTGAAGCCCAAGTTCCAGCAGTTCCAGCGGTTGTCCCGCCATTTGCAAGAGAAAAATTAACTATTAAACCAATACCATTTGTTGTTAGCCATGTACCTGATGTATCGCCTGCAACAGTAACTGTTTTTTGTTCAAAAGTATTTGCAGAAGATATTGTGTAAGTAAAAGGGTACGACCTATCTTCAGCACTGTTTTTTAATGACCCGCCAAATGTCCCAGTAAGACTTGAGCGCACCCAAAACGATAATGTAACTGTTGACGCAGATGCTGTACCCCACGCCAAATCTGCAACATTTAACCCCTCTATGCGTTGACTAATATTAATACTATCTGAACCTGTTACAGAATACGCAGAAACAACAGTTGCAATAATTGAATTAATAAATCCTGCTGGCGCAGTGCTACTTTGTTGAAAACTCATTTTGCTTGTTGCAGATCCACCAAATAGCATTCGCCATCTATCAAGCGTATAAGTATTGGCTGCTGGAGTAACACTCGCCCCCGCATTCCTTTGGTCAAAAACCATTGCACCATTGATGATGCGGTTGGTAAAGGCGGGTACTTGCGCCGCCCTCGTTGTTTGAATAGACGCATCTGGGAATGTAATTCCCGTAGCTACAAGTGAGACTGCCATTTCTACTTCCTTCCTTTAAGGTGTTCCATTTGCAACAATATTAGCCGCAGATGTAATGATTCCCGTTGACGACATTGATGCGATTGTAGTAGCACCATTCTTAAATAGCAATTTACCGCCAGATTCCTCAATAGTGAAATTAGTAGTCAGTAATTTAGGGGTAGATGCCGCCGTACCCGTAGTATTCTGGTTCAAGGTAGGAATATCAGCGGCAACAATCGCCCTGAATGTAGGAACTCCAGCACTACCATTCGGCGCTGATAAGACAAAGTTTGCGGTCTTAGAAGCATACGGGTTTAGCGTGTCTCCATAACCAGCAGACAAAGATATAGCAGGAGTAGCACCACCGCTAGAAGCAACAGGAGAAGTGCCTGTTACAGAGGTAACTGTTCCTTGAAACTGGTCAGCAGAGGAGATGCTGAAGTTAGGATAAGTACCTGTGATTGTTGTTGTACCACCTTGGGTCAAAGCAACAGTCTGGTCTGGCGCAGAATTGGTAACAGTGAAGTTTGGATAAGTTCCACTTGTGCTGATACCAGTACCAGCAGTCAACGCAACTGTTTGGTCAGGTGCTGAGTTGGTAACAGTAAAACTAGGGTAAGTTCCGCTTGTGTTTATGCCTGTGCCAGCAGTCAATACTACTGTTTGGTCTGGTGCGGTATTGGTAATTGTGAAACTAGGATAAGTGCCACTTGTTGATATACCTGTGCTTGCAGTTAGACTAACAGTCTGATCTGGCGCAGTGTTGGTAATAGTCAAAGTACCAGTAGTTGTAATTGGACTACCACTGACGCTAATACCTGTACCAGCCGTAGCCGCTACACTTGTGACTGTGCCTGTTCCAGCACTCACATTTATAGTTACATCGTCCCCTGAGTTGGTAGCAGTAACCGCCGCACCTACAAAGTTAATGTTCTTAACACCTGTGGAAATTGAAGTTCCCTCGTCTTTAATACCAACCGCACCATTGGTAGACATCGTACTAATGACTTTGATCTTCTCAGCAATGTCAGCAGATACAACCTCACCAACATTGATCTCTCTGCCATCAGATAAAGAAATTATCAAAGAGCCATCAAAGTCAATGTTTGCGTTGACTACCGATACACCATCAACTCCATCAACTCCATCACGACCAGCTTGCCCATCAACACCTCTATCGCCTTTTAAACCATCTTTGCCATTTTTTCCGTCTTTACCATCACGCCCATCTTTACCATTAGCGCCATCTCGTCCATCTTTGATAGACAAGACTCGTTTTTCAATAGAGTTGCCAACTGACTCAAATCGGGTGCTAATGTCATACTCAATCTTCTTGAGTGCTTGGACAACAAGATCAACATTCTCGCCAATCTTGCGTTTTTGAACTTCTTTGGCTTGAGAAACAGATTGACGCACTGAGTCCAAAACAGCCATCTGCTGTTCAGGAGTCATATTCTTGAGAATTAACTCTTTGGCAAGATTTTCAACATCCATTATTGAATTCCTGTTTGTCCAGCATTGAGTTCCCTAGACAACTGCTCAAGGAAATCTGATTCCATACCAGAAACCTTATTTTGTTTGTCTGCCATTTGCAATTCAACAATTTTAGACTTGTTTTTAATGTCTGCTTCTTTCAACATGAGATCAGCAATCTTGACCCTTTTGTCAAATTCTCTCTGATTAGCTTCATCCTCATTGGGTAGATTCTTTGTCAAAGATGCAGTCATCTTAGCTTGCACTTCTTGCGGCATTAACTGCGCCTCAACAGACAATTTAGTAGCTTCAGCACGATTTTGCTCTGCTTGAGTGGTGTTGACAGCAATCTGAGCCTGTGCCGCTTGCATTGCCAACTCTTGTTGCATCTGCTCCATCTGTTGCTGTTGAGGATTAGGTTGCATCATCTCATCTAACTTGGCAATCAACTCCATTCTGTTTGACAAACTGCTGTTTCCTATGATGCCTTTGAGCAAAATAGGCAAAACAGGGGTATTTGCACCCAAAGTCTGCAACAAACCAATAAATTGCTGTTGTTCGTACTCCCTAGCAATGATGCCCAAGGTAGCTGTAGGCACAAAATTCATGTCCACAGAGGGATAACGCTCTGGGTCAAACTGCATGAACCTGAAAGCCGCCTTTTTGATGAATGGAATCAAGAAATCTTCTTGGAAATTCACCAAAGTACGCTTGTATTTCTTGATGATGGAGGCTACAGCCATCGACATACCACCACCATCACGGCTAGATTGGGAAACCATGCCCTGTGAATCAAGAGTACCCGTTGCTTGCAACAACATACGTTCAAATTCTTTGGCAGTTGCTAGATTATTTGGGTCATTTTGACCAAACTTGAATGGATAGATGATCTCATTTGGATTGCCATTTGTAAGAATAGCCTTACCAGCCTTAACTTCAAACTTCATACCACGGGGTAAGCGTGTGGCATCCATAGCAACCATAGGGGCAGTGGTCAAAGCGAGTGAATCCAAGTGAGCCCTAGTCTGAGCATCAATAGCTTTCTGCATATTGAAGGCTTTTTCCACTGTACCTCGCCCCAACAGGCGGTTTGGAACTGTATCGTCTTGGTACGACAACACAGGTCTGTCTTTCATCATGTAAGGGTTTTCTTCAGCCTTGAGCAACATACCATCATTGGCAATCACAACAATGGCTTCCACCATATCGGTATAGTCTTCTGCCGCTGAATTCTCAGGAAACAACTCAACTATGTCTTTGTTTTCCTCAAGATTGTTCAAATACTCACGGGGTACTAATCCGTAGTATGTCAACAACAGTACCTTTTCATCTTGGTATTGTGATACCTCTTGGGTAGGCTCTAGGTCAGTATCTTCATAGGTGGGCGTGATGTCTACCTTGCGGTAAATGCCTTTTTC